CAAAACAATTAACATAATACCACCATCCGTAAACTGAATTGTTTGTGGGTTAGCAAAAGTATTCGTAGTAGCTAATTGAGCGTATCTAGTATCAAAGAGTGAAATAGGGTAAGATTTACTTACCCCTGATGTCTCACCAACCAACACGGCTGAGACTAGGTCAGAAGCTGCTGTAATCGCAGAAACCTTTGTATCAGACATTGGTTAATCCTTAGTTAGCGTTAATAGATAGATCACCGATTTGGTAGTTAGGTGTGATGTTATTTGAGATCGCAGTACTAGAAGCGAGAGCACCTGAAAATAGAAGTGTACCCGTGCCTGTTGAAGCCAACCCAATACCAAAGTAAGTAATCGTGCTAGAGCCACCGGTACATGTTGGAAAGGTTATTACACCTGCATTTGTGATCGTTGAAGTACCTGTATTAATTGTCCAACCACCAGAAGTCCTAGCCACTGAGACACGAGCATAACTCGTATATGCAGTTTCGTTAGTCGTCTGGTTACCTGCCTTACCCGGATCAGCCGTATGTAAAGATACATAAAGGACAGTCGCGGGTGCAGAAGCAGCGTTGTCAGCAATATTGGCAATTGCCGTAGCTTGGAAAATTAGATCAAGTATACTGTTATCAAAACTAGTTGTTGCTGACATTTCTTATCCTTAGCTGAACGTAATACCAACAGATGCGATGACGTTCCACTTACCGTTGTAAGCCATTAGTGTTAGACCAGCGCCCGGCTGAGCAGCAAAGGTAGCGACGTTCACCGAGGCTGTACCAGTCTGTAGAAGACCTGTGGCTGTAATCGTGTGGGCATTAGCTGTGGCAGAAGTAACCGTAATTTCAATACCGTCGTCTGTACCAGCAGTAGGAGCAGCCAATGTATCCGCCAGAACACCAGCCTTAGTAATTACATAGGTATGACCCGTATGCGCAGGGATGGCACCGTTGGTCGTCAGAGCGGTTGGATAGGTCGATTGCAGAGAAGTGATCGGAACGTCCCAGTTGCCAGCCGTTGCACAGAAATAAAGAGCCTGTGTGTTGACACCCTGAGAAATACCTGTCGCAGTTGCGATACCGTTAATTGTGTCTGTACCAGCACCATAGACCTGCATTGGATTGGCACCACGGTTTGATACGAGAACCATAAGACCGGCTGCAGAAGCAGGTAGACGTACTGAGTCACCAGCAGTAGCGACGACTGTGACACGTGCATTCTGTGTAGTAATTGCAGTAGCCAGAGACTGACCACCACCCGCATGGGCTGTAATAGTGTCAGTAACGCTTTCGATCTGGTTACCTGTTGAAGTCAAGGTAGTGGCAGTAACAGCCGTGGCAGTAATCGTTCCAAGACTAGAGACTGTAGAAGTCAACCAAGAACGTAGACCGGAAGGACTGAATGTATAAACGGTTCCTGCGTCATAAAAAGTAGCTTCCGTACCTGTATGGAACGCATCCTTAATGGCGTCAGCTAAAGTACTAACTGGGTTTGTCATAATTTTCCTTAAGTTGTCATAGAGATGAGTTCAGCATCAGAAAATACTGCGCCGGGTCCCATAGCGAAACGTTCGCTAATACCGTATATAGAGTTTTGCCCCGCGCCATTGGTACCAAGGTCAAAGTGGTCTAGAGCAGTTTCGAGAGTAGCGCCAGTTCCAGCCGTACCTAAAACACCGTTAGCGGCTACCTTAATAGAACCACCAGAAGTACAGTACCCTGCAACTTTGTTTAACTGTGAAAGTCCAACTCTCCAAGTAAGGTCAGCGGTCTTAGATGACCCCGGTCCGTTTGAGAACTGGATAGCCCCACCAGAACCAGTAGCAAGAATAGATACGAATACGTTTGTAGCACCAGTAATGATAAAACCACCAGTAGCTCTTTCTGACCGGCCCTGCCAGTAAAATCCAAAAGCACCTTGTGCAGTTGTGATCATCTGGTGTGGGGCGGCGTCGGCGGCGTTAGCAGAAGGACGCGACTGGGAGCCTAGAATAGTAGCTGAAGTCGTATTGATACTGTAAAGACAACGGACATTCAAAGAGTTAGGTGGATTAGAATAGGTATTGACAAAATCGACATCGATAGCATCACCACTCGTAACAAGTCTGATACCGACTGAAGGGTTAGTCACAGCAGCCTGAGAAATAACGACTTGTGAGAATACACCGGCTCCCGGAGTAATCGTAGTCCAAGTAGTACCACCATCGACTGTTAGATCGACATTCCCTGTACCAGTAATACGCTTGATGTATACCTGTAGAAGAATGGTGCTAGAAGCAAGTGTAATACTTTGAAGGATGGTGGCGTTCGCACCAGAGGCAGTTACTCGTGTTGCTGAATTCGCGACACCGTCTGCACCAGTCGAAGTTTTCGCAGTAGTAACACCGCCTCCACCTGAAACCCATGCGACGTTTGTCAAGTCACGTGCCCAAAGATTACGGCATGTTCCATAGGACGGATATTGATAGTGTCCAGCATTAGTTCTGCGTAGACCCGCGCTTGCTTGAAGAACTAGAGTACCAGAAGCATCCGGGATGTAAACAGCGGTGATGTTGTTAGGGTCACGAAAGAAACGACCATCATCGGTGTTGTTTCCGTAGGTTTGGAAACCGTTAGCAGCAGTACCCGCAACGAAGTTGAGATCAAATGTCAGTCGAGAAAAAGGATCGTTAGAGGCAATCCCAGACTTGTGTATCCCTACGGCGTAGGAATTACGTGTCCTGCTATAGGGATTGTTCCACATTAGGTGAGTTCCGTCATATTTGCCTGACCATTGGCAGATGCCCAAATACCTTGGACTGCACCTGTATAGCCATAAGGAATTTCGTAGTAAGTATTAGCAGCCATCTGGACTGAATGAGAAGTCGTCGCTGTGGCAGAAGCTGTACCAAGAAGAACATATAGAATACTGGTACTTGTATTCTGAATTGATGCGCCACGTCTTTGTGAGTTGGCGGCTAGGAGTTGTACCGAAGAGGCACTGGAAGCGACAGATGTGAGCGTCGCTGTATTTGATACACGTAGAGTTACTTCACTCATGTCTTTTCCTTTTGGATGAGAGAAAACTCCCCTAGGGGTTTAATCCTAGGGGAGCAGTTCAATTACGAGCCGACTAGGGCGATACCAGCACCGTTGTTGGCGTCAGAGACGTCTACAAGCAGAGCCCAGACACGAAGCTTACCAGTCGTAAGAGTACCGGTCATCGTGGCTAGAGTGATGTCGAGGTTCAGAGCAGAAGCACCTGCAGTCTTCCAAACCGCACCGACGTCAGTACCATAAGTACCAGCAGTCGATTTAGCATCGAGACCAGAAGTGAAGTCTGCACCACCGGTAACACCGAAGTTCACCGTGCAGGTCGTTGAGTTAGCAGCAGTTTTAATCTGCGTGCCACCGCCAATTACCGCCGTACCCGCAGGAACGACAAGGCAGTTAATGACGTCAGCAGCAGCTAGGGCAGAACCCTTAGCTGTCAGAGCCGCAGCGAAGTCGAGTTCGAACTCAACCAGATACGGGACCTTGACGTCACCATTACGAGAAGGGTGGGTGATACCACCCACTTTAAGAGTCGAAATAGTAGCCATTAAATATTATTCCTTTAAAACCGATTAGCCTACGTTACTATTCCAAGCGCAGCTTACAAGAGCCTCCGGACGGAGGATTTTGCGACCGTAGAGGTTCATACCACGTACGATGTCTGCGAATGAATTAGGATCACGATATTTCTCAGTCTTGTCGATCTGCTGAGCAGCAGCAAGAGCCGAGTCCTGACCCGCGACGATGATACCGTAGTTCGAAGTAGAACCAGCGGTAGCAGCAGTGCCCGGACCAGTACCAATACGAGGAAGGTTATTCGACTCGTAAACACGGAAACCACGAAGGTTCGTATGAACAAGGCGATTGGTCAGTAGCTGACCACCAGCGTTCTGATTGGCCATGTAGTCGTTGTTGACGAGCTTGGAGTTTTCATCCATCAGTAGCTCTTTGAAGACTGGATCAACTACGACCCAGCGACCATCAGCATCGACGTTATTAGTATCGAGGATACGGTTGAAGCGATTAAGCATCTGGAGCGGGGTGATGTCGTAAGTACCGGCAACACCAGTGGCGACCGAAGTCGTAGCACCACCACCAGAGACGAAGTTCGCGCGGAATAGCTGGTTAGCAGAAAGTAGTTCGTTTGTACCAGCCGAAGTATTAGCAAGAGTACCAGAAGTCGTAGTGCTTAGAGCCCAAGTACCGGTACCGACGCCACCAACAGGAGCCGTATAGGCGTAACCTGAAGCATAGGCGAGGATGTTGATATCGAACTGATCAGCCATACGATACGCTGCACGGTTGGTCGCCATATCCATCCAGTTGACATGTGCCTGCTGGATTTCGATGTCGTCAAGCTTGAACGCGAAGTAGTTCGCCTGATCAACCGTTAGGATGAAGTCAACGTCAGCGAGGTCCTGCGGCGTGATAAGGGTACCACGGCGATATGGATTGACGATGATTTCTGGCTCTTTTAGAATACGGACCGAGTCGCCAAAGTTAGCGATTTCACCGAAGTATTCAGAGTTGACGATGTCCTGAGCAACCGCTGTCTTGCGGAAAGCCATCTGGGCCTTCTTCGAGAAGAGGGTTGGTGAGAAGACACCGTTCGGTAGGTTACCGTAGTTAGCGGCTACTGGAAAAGTATAGGGAGCACTCATATTGTATATCCTGTAAGATTTGTGATTGTTTAAGAATGAAACTAATCGACAAACATCAGAGGCTACTAACAAGAGTATCTAAAGGGTAATTATTCCTTTAGGGTCCAGTATCATAGGTAATCTTTAGTTTTTAGATAGTGTTACTCAACGCGTTAAGGGTAGCTCCGAAGAGAGCCTTACCGAGCCGAGCCGGAGATGTCATAAAATTCAGGATGCTTAGTAGCTTCCTCAATCTCAGACCAATATCTTTCCACTTCCTTATGGGAGAGCTTAGCGATCTTGGACTCAGTCCATTTCACGTTTGTTGCACCTTCCGAGGGAACTGGGCCAGAAGAACGAACTGATTGGGCCGACTCGCGGGTATCAACCTTCTTTGTCTTCTTAATATTTCTGTCAGCCTTGTATAGATCGACAGCGCGTTTAGCAGCTACGGGGTCTGTACTGTTCTTGTACAGAGCGTCGTAAATGTACGAAGGCTGCTCATTAATCCAATCCTGCCAGTCTTGAGTTTCGCGAATTTCTTCAAAGTCAGGATGGAATTCTAGGAATTGACGATAGGCGGCACGTTGAGCGGCTTCAAGCTCTTTCTGTTCGACTGCCTTTAATCGTCCTTCAATTTCTTTATTTGTTTCTGCTGAGGTCTTCATAGCAATGGTCTTCACGATCTTTCCAACATCTGGAAACTGTGACATCCATGCTTCGACTTCCTCTTCGGACTTCGGAGCCCTGAACTGTTGCGAGGTCACCTCGGTAAGTTGAGACTCAAGAGCCGCGATACGTTTTTGTAGGTCTTCAGCCTGACGCTGTGCGTGGGCACGAAGGTCTCCGTAACGCTTCTTAAATGTCTTCTCTTCGGGTGAAAGGTTCGTTTCGTCATCTGCCAGTGGGGCTTCGCCTTGGGCAGTTAGTCGTGCGATTTCTTCCTCGGTCTGCTTTTCACGAGCAAAAGTCCGATACTTATTCTGTGACAAATTATTATCCTTGTTGGGGCCAT